AGGAACACGCACGAATCATCGCCTACATCCTCGCAAGTCACATCGGTGGCTCCCCGTATTTCTTTGGGGACTATTGGAAACTGACGAACAACGAGGAACAGGCTCTGTTTCTGACTTGGGAGCACCTTGACAAGATTGACGAGAGCCTGAAAGCCATCGGGCTTGGACTCTACGAGTTGCCCAAGACTCAGAAGAAGAAAATCATCCTCACCGCGTTCTCTCAAGCGATGGAGAATGTTTGATTCCTCCAGATTGGGGCACCCCTTACGGGGGGTGCCCCTCTCAATCGGAACTCGCTTCGCTCGTCCGTTATTCAACTGGAAACAAGTGGACCAACTGTCTGCTCGCTCCCACCAGACTGGTACTAACCAAACAGAAAGGTATCAAATGTCCGCGACTGACCCACTGTTCGATGAGGACGACCTCAACGAGCCAGATTACCGCTGTAAGCACGGCACTTTCATCGGCAACCCCTACGGCGCAGATTACCTGTGCGGTTGGTGCGAGTCGGGCGAATAACGCCTAGGGGCACCCTTCGGGGTGCCCCAACCCCCTAACTGGAAACAAGTGGACTTACTGTCTGCTTGCTTCTGCCAGAATTTTAGTAGTCGGGATGTACCCGACAGAAAGGCAGTTATGACTAATCCATTTCCCATCCGCCCTCACCGCTTCTCGGTGGTGATTGACCACTACTTCACGGACAGCACGGGGCACACCGAAGAGGTCGCCCTGTTCGTTCAGGACAGCGACGCTGAACGCTTCGCCAAGTGGCTCGCAAGTGATATCCACAACCAAGCGTCAATCAGTGACAGCGTGATTGTGTCGGTCTTTGAGAACACGACTGGCAATGTTGTCTATGTTAGCCCCGAGATTTCGACTTTCACGGGGTTCCCGATGATGAATCTTCAGGGTCAGTACATCCAACCCTAAATATCAAAATGAGGAGCCCTCGCTTCGGCGGGGGTTTTTCATTTTGTAAAACTGGAAACAAGATGGACTAACTGCCTGTTCGCGAAATTGTCGCGCGGGGAAAATATGAGATACCCCTAATTCCGACTTTCTGCCCTCTGTCGCCTTGTTGTCGTCTCCATGTCTGATTGACCGACCTGAGCCCGTCCGCCCCGAGCCCGTCCCGTTAGGGGCGTGGGCTCGTGGGCAGGGCTCGCCCTAAATACAGAAAGAGCGCTTCCCCCGTTCTTTCTCTTTATTGGGGGTTACGCTCCTTGATGGAGCGTACCCCCAATAATTACAGTTGTCAAATGAGAAAAGGGGTGAGGCTGTTTTTTCGTGCCACGACGCGGGTTTAGAGCCCTCGTGATAATTGACCAAAGAAATAGACCCCCGCTATCCCCGCGTGAGTCCGTTGAGGACTCACGATACAGAGTTTTTCGACCTCTCGCAACTCGACCCGCCGTTACCAAACTGTTATCAAAACTTTCGCATTTTGTGATTGACAAGGTGAAAAGTGTAGTACGCTAAATGTAGGAGGCAGGGACAGACCCCGCCTCACGACACGAAAGGCAACACAATGTTATTCACTATCACCACCACGACTAACGACGGGGCAACTGCTTCGTCCGAGGTAGTTAGTTCTGAACTCGCTGATTCAGTTTGGCAACTGACGCGCTATGTCACCGAAGGCGTTTTTACTTCGCTCGTTGTCACCCGCACCGAAGGGGGCGACAACTAATGAGCGACACCATTACAGAACGCGACCTGCTCGAAGCAGTACGGGCAACGGCTCAAGAAATCCTTGACTGGAACCCCGACGCAACCGACATTGACCAACTACCCGACAACACTCTAAACGAGAGCGCTGACGGGCTTGTCAATGTCTACACCTATCCGTGCGCTCAAGAGTGGCTCGCCGTAGGCATGCCCCTGACAGAAGACCTCGTAGGCGAAACTTTCGAGGGCGATGTCCACGAGCAAATTCGTTTTGGGATGTACTTCTGGTATCAGAACCAACTCATCGAAGAACTGACCGAACTTCTCGACGCACGAAATGAGGCAACAGCATGAGCGCCGAAAAGTTTGCGGACGCATGGCTATGCCCTCTCTGTACCGTGATAGCCACGACACGAATCACCTCACTGACCGACAACTACGACATGGAAACCGAGGACGGCTTTCGCGCTTTCTCAAAAAACCCGTGTTTCTTGTGCGAGTCACCGCTACACGGCGAGCGCTACCGTTTCGCTCACTGGTACTTCGAGGAGAACCAGACACTGCCCTGCCAGACCTGCGGGACACCCGTCCCCGCAGACATTCACGCCGAAGAGTTGGGGTACTGCCAGCCGTGTCAGGCTGAGTACTTCGACTCCACGCAATCCGAGATTGACGCTTTCATTGACTCACCGACACGAGAGGAAAACTAATGAGATACACCGAACAAGAACTACGCGACTTTCTGACCCGACAAGTCGAAGAGTTCCGTGCTGAAATAGAAGACCCGCGAGCCGAGTTCTATGACCGTGGCTACGCACGAGGCGCACAACAGGCTTACGAGTTTGTGCTTCGATTTATGGACGAGTACAAACTAGAGGAGGTGACATCGTGACCGTCACGGATGGACTAACTCCCCAGCGCTTCGAGAACTTGCTCGTCAAGATGTACGACGAGGAGAAGCCCCAGTTTGTCACCGTGTCTATCGGTGGCGACCTGACCAATACCGAAGACTTCGTGTATGACGGGATGGTTTTCTTCTACTTCGAGAACGACGCGGAACTGACCGCAAGCCTTCACCCCTCGTGGGACGGTGGCGACAACTCGTTCTACACACTGGCTCTTCTCGACGACAAAGCCGAGGCAGGTGACTACAAGCCCTATGTCGCTACTGCCACGCTGATTAGCAACCTTGAGGGAACTGTTTGGGCGCGTAGTCAAGAGGAAGCGCAATCCTTTGTGGACGGTAACTGGATAGTGGACGACTTCGAGAAAGTCGGCGGAGAGTTCACACTGGACGAGGTGTATGAGGCGTGACCCGACAGGATATCCCTCTGGAGCACGAGGACTATGACAATGTAGTTGTCTTGCTCTCGAAGAAAGCCTTTGACAAGGCACTACCTATTCGCATCAACCCGAAGCGCGTAGGGCTCACTCTGGAGCAGTGGGAAAAGGTACACGCCGAGATTGACCGCAAACTTGACGACTGCCTTGACCTCATATGGACAGACATAAATGACCGCATAACGAAAGGAACTTACTTCCGATGATTACTAATCGAGCGATTGACCTGAATATCTTCTACCGCGAAGAGTGGGACGAAGAGGCACTAACTTCGCACTGGACAGACAACTTGTTTATAGATGTCTACGACTACTGGCAGTACACGCACCCCGACCACGGGCTGTGCTCTGACCACGCCGAACTAGGCGTACTGATTGAGTGTACCCCCGAAGAAACCGCAGTCCTACGCAGGGCTTACCCTGAGCAGGAATACGGTTCCGACTGGTGGATTCACTACAACGAGGCTGTGCTTCCTGTAATGCTCCACGAGAAAATCCAAAACAAATTGCGTACAGTTACAATTCCTGTGGTACGCTAATATCAAAACGAAAGGCAACAATGAAAACGATAGAAAAGCACGATGTCAATTCATTTCGCAGGGCGCGAGTCGGGCAAATGATGACAATGAACTACGCAACAAAGACACAACACGCACTGACCATTACCCAGACTGGCGTTACTGACTGGGGAACCTATTGGGCAGAACTCACTGACCGACGCGGTGTCAGCATCATTATCAAAGACACCGACCTCGACAAGTTCGACCTGAAGGCAGTGAAGAAATATGACTAAAGAAATGCGACAACTCTTTAGCAAACTGACTGACGCGGGCATCACCGTTCAGCAGACCAAGGCGGGCTGGCAAGTACTCGCCCCAGACGGGAGCATCATTACCGTCCACCGAACAGAGTCCGACCACAGGGCTATGAAAAACACAATGGCTCGCCTCAAGCGAGCAGGAGTCCAACTAGATAAGGAGATTGACTTGGACACGAAAGCAAGGAAGCAAACACTCGAAGCAATTAGCAGGACGCTCATTGAGATGGGCAACCCCGAACAGTTTTCAGTATCGAAGGTGTACACCGCCCTCGATATGGCACCGCAAACTGTTTATCGAGGTCTCGACCAACTCGGCTATCACAAGGCTGGTCACGGAGTTTGGGCTCAGAACGCCGACACGCAGGTAGAAGAAGTCTTTGACCTCAAAGCCATCGAAGCAACTCCTGTTGTCGAGTACATCGTGGAGACTGCCAAGCCCGAGCGCGAGTTCATTGACTCGGCTGACTCATTCACCATTGACCCCAAGGACATTGCCGACCTCACGATTGACCAAGTTACTCGTATGGTTGCTGTGTCGGGGCTCAAGTACGAGATTCGAGTATGGCGATGAGGGCAACGACGATGGGGGCTCTCATTGACCACCTCCAGCGCCACTACAAGTGGGACGAGGTACTTCTGGTAAACATCCTCACCGAGGAAGATTACCTAGAATCCTGTGGGGATACTACAATTCCCTGGGAGCGCGGGGCAGAAATTGTTACTCAGGGCGGTCTCGACTGGCTCAACCCCGAAATTCAGAACTCGATGGCACAAATCATAGGAGAGGAAGAAGAACGATGATTTACGAAGTCGAAGATATCTACACCTGTAATGGGTGTGACGACGAAGTTGAGATGAGCCTTTCAGGTGAAATCAACGCAGGTATGGCAATCCTGATGGGCAACTGCCCTGTGTGCGGTCACGAGATTGAGACCGACTGGGTTGAGGTGCCTGAAGGATACGGTTACGACCCCGACTCGCTGGCTGACCAACAGCGCGACGAGGATGCGTGGGGACGATGAGGAAATGCTACGGAGACAAGCACTCCTACCGATACCGCAAGTACGACACGGGTCACGAGTTCCTTTGGTGTGACCGTTGTGAGTTGATTTTTGTGGACACAGAAAACAAACTCACCTACCAAGAGAGGCGCGACCTCACTGTCGGAGTCTTTGGCTGTATTGTCGGGCTCCCGATTCTCTGGGCTTACATCTGGCTGTACTGGATTGCCTTTTCGTGAGTGTTTACGAGCACAGCATCCTGTTGGCTCTACTCAACGCTTCGCGTCCGCTGACTGTCAAAGAGATTGCTCAGCGGACGCGGAGTTCGATGGCTACCGTGTATCGAATCTGTGCCGAGTCGCCTAAGATTCTCAATGTTGGGGGACGACCTGCCCAGTACTACGCTAAAAGGTACGATGAACTGGACGCTAAGAACATCCTCGTGGGGTACGAACACCCCAAAGAGGGCTGGCTAAACTGGATTGAGAACGCTAACTGGTCACTCAAAGACCTGCTGGATGTAAACACACACGACACAAAGAAACGAACGACACGGGCTGACGCGCTTCACGCGCTAGGCGTGATGTTCCTATCCCTGTCGAGCGACATTCGAGAAGGCATTAGCCGACCTGACTGGCGCGAAATCCTAGAACGAGAGCAATGAGTAACATCAACGAACTATCCACACGGCTACACCTTGAGGCTGAGGCGCGAGAAGGCAAGCGCAAGCAACTCGAACAGTTGCTCGGTGAAATGGAGCAAGCCGACAAGCAAGAAGCCTCTACTCGTGCCCTTGTGCGCGAAGAGAAGAAGCGTGTCGAGCGTGAAGAGAAGCGAGCCGAGGCTCGTGAGCAAGCCGATGCGGTCACTGCCGACATTGAGCGACTCAAAGAACAGTTTGCTCGCCTTGCTGAAGGCAAGCCGTGGTACTCAGGGAACGACGAGGTTGCCCCTATCCTGCCCTTCCAGTGGGATGGTGTCCTATTCGGTGCTGGTGCTAAGCGATGGATTCTAGGCGACGGTATGGGGCTGGGCAAGACACGACAGAGCATCGGCTGGCTTGACCTAGTGAAGTCCAAGAAGGTGCTCATCGTGTGCCAAGCCGACATCTGTGACCAGTTCGCTGGAGAGGTGATGGAGTTGGCTCCGCACCGCAAAGTGTACAATCTGTACCGCAAGAAGCCCAAGACCCGCCACGCCCTGATGGATGCGATTATGGCTGAGACCGAGGCTGTCGTCATTGTGAACTATGAAATCTGGCGCAGAGACAATGACCTGCTGGCTCGCCTTATGGAGTGGCAGATTGACTCGCTCATCATTGACGAGGCACACAACCTGAAGAACACGGCGAGCGCCAACTACAAATACATTCAGATGCTGTGCAAAGTAGACAACACCTGCCCTAACTGTCACAAACTGATTCGCGGACTGTATATAAATGAGCAGTCAAAGATGCAGATTGTCAAGCCGTGCCCTCACTGCAAGTGGGTCAAGGGGATGGATGCCAGAGTTAGGCACACCTTTGCACTTGACAAGTGGCTATCTACCAAGAGCCTGAAGAACATCTGCTTCACCACAGGAACCCCGCTGCTCAACAGCCCTCTCGACATTTACGCCCTACTCCACCTCTGTGACCCCGTACTGTTCAGCAGTCAGCGCTCCTTTATGTCGTCGTTCTGTATTCAGAACTACCACACGGGCAAGATTGAGTTCCGTGACGGGCAGATTGAGAACCTCAAGCCCCTCATCGCTGGGCGCTTTATCTCCCGCAACCGAACTGACGCTGGCATTATCCTCCCTAAGCAACGCAAACACCTCATCCGTGTAGACATTGACGAGGAAAGCCATCCGAAGCAGTACAAGGTCATCAAGCAACTCACTGAACGCGCACAGATTCTTCTTGAGTCGGGCGAGGGGCTGACCATTATGCACCTCATCTCCCTGATTACCCGTAAGCGACAGGCGAACGTCTGGCCTGGTGGCATCGAGGTCAAGGATGCTGACGGCAATGTTGTCTTCTCTGTCGGCTCCGAGGTACAAGAATCAGCCAAGTTTGACAGCGCCCTTGAGCACATCCTTGACATCCACAGTCAGGGACGACGACAGGTGCTATTCAGTCAGTTCACCACAGCAATCAACGCTTTTGCTGACATCCTCGAAGACCGAGGGCTTCGCGTGGCAAAGCTAACGGGTAAGACCCCCAAGCCCTTGCGTGACGAAATCAAACGCAACTTCTTCCGAGGAGTCAAGGAGGAGCCTCGCTGGGACATTGTGCTGTGCAACTACAAGACTGGGGGCACTGGGCTGAACCTGACCGATGCCACAGCAACACACATTATTGACGAGGAGTGGAATCCTGGCAAGCGCGACCAAGCGTATGCTCGGACTGACCGCATCGGGCAGACAGAAGAGAATGATGTCTATGTGTATCGCATCCCTGCTTCTGTAGATACTTGGATGGCTAACACCATTCACCGCAAAGAGCGTATGGTGTCAGAGTTCGCTGATACGATTACGAAAGAAAACGATAACGAGGTTTCTGTCGAAGGAATCCTTGATGCAATCAAGAACGGAGAAATGCTGTGAACATTGTCGCGTCATCCTGTTGGGGATGTGTTACTGGGCTTCACTTCGAGTGCCTCGCACCTGTCGATGAAACTGAAGAAGGCTTTGTCCATTGTTGCTGTGTGTACGCGCACGTCATTGTTGAGGACGAGAAGGAGAAGCGTGGTGTGGGTCGCCCGATGCTAGATGTGTCGGAGATTACAGACATTCGCTCGACAGGGCGTAAACGCGCTGCAATGTTGTACCCCATCTTTGCCGATATGCAATGCGAGTGGGCGTTCCTGCGTAGCGCAGGTGGAGGTATTGAGCCCATCATCGGCTGTAATGGCAACATTATTCAGCCCATCAAGACTGGCCCGAGCAAGGGAGACCGTCATCACGGCCCCGACAAGAGCGTTATCAACAATAGCCCTGAGAATGTGCACCGCATCTGCTCGCCTTGCCACAACCGCTGGCATGCCCAGAACAACAAGTTCTATGGCGAGCGCCCCCCTGCTGACCAGCCCTACCTTCCCCTCAGCGAGCACGGAGAGGTGAAGGTGCATGACCGCGACACGCGGGCAACACCCGAAGAAATCCAGGAAAACAACGAGTATTGGGCATCTAAGAAAAACTTGCTCGATAAAGTTGACACTAAAGACTAGGTACGCTAATGTTCTTTGTAAACACACAAAGATTTGACTATATGAAAGGCACTCAAATGCATTTATGGCTTGACATCGAAACAACGGGGCTTGACCCCAAGAATGACCTCATCCTCGAAGTGGCGTGGTTTACTACTGACCGCAACCTCGTCGAAGGAACACCGAAGAACACCTCGTTTGTTCACAACGACTACCCGACAGTTCAGGACTTGCTGAAAGCTAACCCCGATGTGCTTCGCATGCACACCGACAGTGGGCTTCTTCTGGAAATGGCTGGTGCTTATGCAGGTACTGGCAACCAAATGCTCAGCCTGTCAGACATCGAAGACCTTATCATCAAAGACCTGCCTCACAAGAAGGAATGGGTGCTCTCAGGAGCCAGTGTCCACTTTGACAGGTCATTCATTGCAGAGCACATGCCTCGCCTACACGAGCACCTGTCGTACCGTCACCTTGACACCTCATCCATTCGTACCATGATGACGGCATGTAACGTGGGGTACCCCGACACTATGGTGGGTACTAAGCACCGAGCACTCGATGACATCCTCGACACACACAAGATGGCAGTCGCTTACTACAAGTTCATCAGCGAAGCAGTAATGCTGATGGTAGGTAAGTCACTGCCTCCCAAGAAAGCAGACAACACATCATGGGTACAGTAAGCCACTCCGAGGTAGATTCCTACCTACTTTGTCGCCGTAAGCACTACTACGGCTACGGCCTCAGCCTCCAGCGCGTTGCTGAAAGCCACAGCCTCGCAATGGGAACCGCTGGACACCGCGTCCTTGAGACTTTCTACAGGGCAATCGGAACTGGCGAAACTGTCGAAACGCAAATCAAGTCCTTTGACTTTGCCCTCAACAAGGCAAAAGATGAGTACGACTCGATTGTTGCCGAAGGATTTGTCGAAGACCCCAAGAAGGCCAGCCTTCAGGACATCCTATTCAATGAAGGCATTGGCTACTTCGCGCAGGAGCCCTTCATCAAGAGCAAGTACGAAATCCTTGCCGTAGAAGCCGACTTCAACCTTCTCTACGACGATGAGAGCGACAGTCACTACCCTTTTGTCGTTGACCTCATCGTGCGTGACCCCGAAGGCAGGATGATTGTCGTAGACCACAAGTTTGTGTACGACTTCTACACTGTCGAAGCTTCTGATATGCAACCCCAGATTCCCAAGTACATCGGAGCGCTTCGCGCACTGGGGTACGATATCTCACACGGTGCCTACAACATGTGCCGTACACGCAAAATCAAAGACCCTACAGCAGAGCAAAGGCACCACTTCATGTTGCTCAAGCCGAACCCTGCTAGGGTCAAGACAACTTTCCTTGAGCAGATTCATGTGGCTGACGAAGTTCAGGCACTCAAGAGTCTGCCCATCGAAAAGCAGGAGGAGCGAGCGTTCCGAGTGGCAAACAAGATGGTCTGCCAGTCATGCTCCTTCCGCGACTTGTGCTCGACAGAACTCATTGGGGGTAATGTCGAGCTCATGCTCCGAACCGAATACAAAATTCGGGAACGACGAGAGTTCACTACGACCTCTCTAGAAATCACTGAGGACAAATAATGACAAACAAACGATTGAATGACGTAATGTCACGCATGACCGACCTCGGAACCGAGAAGGTCAACAAGAGCCTGATGTGTATGCTCTACGGCAAGCCTGGTACGGGTAAGACCGTCCTCGCCACTGGACTAGCACAGTACATCGCAGGTAGCAAGAAGGTTCTGTACATCGACACTCGTGAAGGCTGGGTATCTCTTGAGAACCACGCTGGAATGGTTGACAACGTAATCCGTGTTCAGTACCAACAGTTCTCTGACCTTGCCCTGATTGCTGAAGCAATCCGCACCAAGGACAAGGGCTTTGACAACATCGGCGCTGTCGTCATTGACGAGTTCAGCACCGCTGCCGACATGCTCCTCGATGACCTGTTCCGTGAGGACATTGGGGCTATGAAGGATGAGATTCCTACCGAGGCTGTGGATGCACGACTCTACAAGCCCCTTGGAGATGCTTGCCGAAGGGCTGTCGAGATGTTCCAGACTGTTCCTGGTTTGCACGTTATCCTCGTTGCTCACGAGCGCGAGACTGTTGACCACCGCAAGGTCAAGGTCACTAAGCCTGGGTTCACTCCCAAGAACAATGACGGCATCCAGAAGTTGATGCACGTCACTGCCCACGTCACCAATGAAATCAAAGGTTCGGGGAAGAACACTACCTATGAGCGTATTGTTCAGTCACACCCGAGCGCGTTGGTTGACGCAAAATCTCGCATTGGGGGGCTCCCCCTCCAGTGTGACACGAGCACATTCGTACAGATTGTGCACGACTGGCTGACGGATGAAAACGTCGGCCTCGAAGAGCAGGAGTCACGAGAAATCGCGCCCGATGCTCTGCCCGACGAAGGCATCCCCATCTCTGAGGCTTACACCGAAGATGATGAGCCTGTCTTCGTAGGTGAAACCGAATAACAACAAGTAAGGAATAAATTATGGGACTGTTAGACGATTTTGGAATCGACACAAATGACATCGAGGTGCCCTCGTTTGAGATAAACGATGGTATCTACGAGTTCGAGATTGGCGACGTGTTCGTCAAGAACGGCTCGACCAACTACCCTGACCGTTCGTGGGTCATCGTTGAGTACATCCTCGGAGATTCGGGACAGAAGAAGAGCGAAATGTTTGAGCTCCCCTCTGACTCCGACAACATCACCGACAAGGAGCGTCAGAAGCTTGGCTTCTACGTTGCACGTCTCCTCGACCTCGGCGTAGACCGCGAGGAAGTCAACACGGTAGACCGTGACGACCTCATCGGACTTCGTGGTACGCTTCAGGTGTATTCGCAGTCAGGCAAGGGCGCAAACAAGGGCAAGATGTTCCAGAACATCAAGAGCGTCAAGGTCGAAAAGACCTCAGCCACTGCGGGGACTAAGGCACCCGTAGCCCGCACCACCTCCGCATCTAACCCTTTCGCCAAGTAAGGCGAATCTAGACCGCTTGCCCCCCTGTTACTGCCTTTCCAGGGGGGCAAGCCCTCGAAAGGCAAATCGTGGACGACGCAACTTCCGAACTAAGAGATTTCTACACATATCTCTGGGGCAGTGAACCTGTAACGGATTCCCCCACCTATGTGTACCTCCCTGTCGAGTACGAAGGAAAGTGGACACCTTTCATGTTCGCCTGGCCTCGACAGATTGAGGGTGTCATCAAGCACACACTCAAGTGGTCAGCAATCAAAGCCAACGTGTTCTTCTCCCCTGCCCTATTCAAGGCCGCGAACCCTGCCAAGGAGAATGTGCTGGGTAGTTGGAGTCTGTGGGTTGACTTCGATGGCAACGCGCCTGACCCGTGGCCTACCGATGGCGAGTTGTTGGTACCTCCGCCGACCCTTGTTGTACAATCCTCCATCCCTGGTCACAACCACTGCTACTGGAAGCTCGACACATTCCTCGATGACATCGAAGTCCTCGAAGACCGCAATCGTGCCATTGCTTATGTGATGCGAGCCGACACTTCTGGCTGGGATGCTGACCAGATTCTTCGCCCTATCCGCACGACTAACCACAAGCGCAACATGCCTGTCTTTATCAAGGAATGGGAACGATGAGCGAGATGTACGCCATCAGCGACTTCGGGCACATCCCCGCAGTCCGCAAGATGGTTGATGCTTCGCTGGCGCTCGGCATACTACCTTCTATCGATGATGTCAAGGTACTTGCTAAGTGGACTCCCGAAATGTTGGAGAAGTTCAATCGCCCCGCCATTGAATTTGTCGGACCCGACAAGCGTGACCGTTCCTCCGCAATGTCCGAGCTGGCACACATGGGTGCTGAGATGGGCTGGAGCGACGAGCAGATTGCCTCAATGCTTTATGACATTGATGACCGCTGGGGTAAGTACAAGGGTCGCCGTGACCGCGATGTACGACTTACAGATTTTGTCAACCGCGCTAGACAAAAACATGGTTACAACTCGCTTGAGAACATTGACATCACTAACCTCATCAAGTCTGCTAACAAGACAGCCCCCGTGCTGGGCGATGGCAAATTGGTTTACGGATACCAAGACTTTGTAGATGCCGAGTTCAAGATTGACTGGATTCTTGACGGGCTCCTAGCTCAAGGCGGATTCGGCCTTATCACTGGATTCCCTGGCACGGGCAAGACACAGTTCTCTATCGCTGTAGGTGCTCACCTTGCGCTTGGCTACCCCACCTTCCTGAAATGGACTAACAAAGGTAGCTCTAAGAAGGTGCTGTTCCTGTCGCTTGAGATGGGTGCTGCACCCCTCAACTTGTTTATGTCTACCATTGGCAAGGCTTACGAGGATAAGCGAGCACTCAACCGAAACTTCCTTGTCGCTCCCTTCGGTATGCCGATTCACCTTGACTCTCCCGAGGGGCAGGTGTTCCTCGACAAAATAATGGACGAGCACATGCCTGACGTAGTTATCATTGACTCGCTCCAGAAGGTGTCGTCTAAGGAACTTACTGACGAGCAAGCAGTCAAGAACCTTGTGCACTACCTGTCGGTAGTTCGCAACAAGTATTCGTGCGCCATGCTGATGATTCACCACAACCGCAAGAAGCCTAACGATGGGCAGAAGAAGGGTGTGGAGTTGTCCGATGTGTACGGCTCGACTTACATTACTACCGATGTTGACTTTGTTATCTCGCTGAAGACGCAGGAAAGCGGGTTGCTTACCGTAGACATGCTGAAGAATCGACTCGGCGCTACGATTGACTCGTTCAACATGGCAAGAGATAACGATACGCTGAGCTTCTCACTAGACCTATCAAAACTATATGAGCAATTCGCAAAGGGAGACGATGACGATGGCTTCAAACTCTGAGGAAGTAGGTCAAGCACTAATTAGGGTAGCGCTTGACGCAGGAATTATTACTATCGCTGTTGATACTGAGTCGGCAGGGCTCAAGGTTGGTGGCAAGGATGACACCTGCATTGGGGTGAGCATTGCGTTTGTTTTGCACGGAACCGCTTACTCGCACTACTTCCCGTTTCACCATGTCGTAGGAGACAACTACGGACTGGACACCCTGAAGCAACTAAAGGAACTCCTCGAAAGTGAGGTTCCGATTTTTGTATTTGCCAATGCCCAGTTCGATATCTTGTCCCTCGACACCATCGGCATCCGCATGGACGACACCTACTTTGTGGATATCTGCACAATGGCGCACCTCATCAACGAGAACAAGCCGTTCAACAAGGGCTTGGATTCGCTTGGTCACTACTATCTTGATGGCGCAAGTAAGGTCTACGACCCCAAGATTGAGAAAGAAAAGAAGACAGGCTGGCAGAACACCACCCCTGAGATGATGTGGGACTATGCAACAACAGACGCTGAGTTGACGTGGCGTGTCTGGGACAAGCTCCAGTCAATGAAGGGGTGGCAAGAACTCCCTGAAAATATCTGGCCTGACAAGCAAGACCTTATCCGTGTGTTGCTGGCTATGCGTAGGCGCGGTGTCAAGATTGACCAGCGCCTTGCTCGGGAGTATGTGGACAAGGGCGAGGCTGAGATGGAGCGTATCAAGTCTGAGTTGGACATGAACCCCGCTTCGCCTATGCAGTTGAAGAAACTACTCATCGACGAGCTCGGCTTACCTGTCGTGAGGAAGAGTGCCAAGACTGGCAAGCCTTCCTTCGACAAGATGGCAATGGTGCATTACGACACAATGCTGGAGAAACTTGACTCTCCTGTGGCAAAACACATCAAAGAGTTCCGTGGCTGGCAGAAAGCCGTCAGCGCCGCGTACAAGCCCTATCTCGAACTACTTGATAGTGACGGTAGATTGCGGTGTTCTTACAAGACGCACGGTACCGCTACGGGTCGCCTATCCTGCTCTGAGCCCAACCTCCAGCAAATTCCCAAAGCATCTGACAAGCCCTGGAACGGCAAGGTCAAGGAGTGCTTTATTGCCGAAGATGGCTACACGCTGGTCAACGCCGACTTCAGCCAGCTAGAACTCCGACTTGCCACCGCATACGCCAAAGAAGAGGAACTGCAAAAGGTATTCAACGAAGGACGCGACATCTTCACTGAGATGTCTAAGCAACTGGGCATGTCCCGACAGGATACAAAGACCCTTGTCTACTCAATGCAGTACGGTGCTGGCGAGAAGCGCATCATGGATGTGTTTGGTGTGACCAAGATTGAGGCACAGCACATCCGCGAAAACTACTTCATCACCTACCCCAAGTTCCGCCAACTCAACGAGCGATGCACCAGCAAAGTCAACGCCACAGGAACCATCAAGATATGGACAGGCCGCGAGCGCCACTTTGAGGACAAGAACGATGGCTACAAAGCCATGAACTCAGTTATCCAGGGAGGCGCTGCCGACATTGTGGAGCGCATCATGGTTCAGTGCTACAAGCAATTAGAGAATGACGACTGCCACATGCTCTTACAGGTGCACGACTCGATTACCTTTGAGGTCAAGACTGAACTTGTCGATGAGTACATGGAGCGCATCCGCGCTGTCATGGAGAATGTCAACGCCATTACCCGTGACACAAAGTTTGATGTACTCTTTGCTGTAGATGTCGGACTGTGGGTAGGGGCGTAATGATTCTGAGCGTAGACCCAGGAGATACTACTGGGATAGCGTACTGGGAAGACGACGGTACATTTATTTCTCGTGAAGCCCTACCCTTTGAGGAACTATTGGACAAGCTCAATAGTTTCACGGGAAACATTACCGTAATCGTATGCGAGGACTACAGGCTACGAGGCGGGCGACAAGTCGCACAGACAGGAAGTAGGTTTGTCGCAGTCCAAGTAATCGGAGCCCTGAAGCTCCTAGCCAAAGAAAGTAAAGCGCGTTTCGTGCTTCAACAGCCGACAGTTCTGACGGTTGCATCGCTCCATTCAGGAGTAAAGAGGCCGAGCAATCACAGTAAAAGCCACGACATTGATGCGTACAATCACGGCTACTATTATCTTGAAACACAGGGTCTCCTAACCCCTAAGCCTCTTTATTGAGGCGCTCCTCAATGCGTTTGACCGCATCCTTGATGCTGGTACCAGAGTTGACAGTTACTTCGTGCTCAATGCCTTGGATTCTGTCCTCAATGGATTGCAACTTGTCTGGGAGGTCAATAAGAATATCTACAACCTTGACAAACTTCACGACACTCCCCCAAGCTTTGCCAATCATAGCGAAAAATGCAACTGCTACCAGGAGTACTGCGATAAGCCAGCCATAGTCGTTGACTAGGTTATCGAACTCCTGCCCAGTCATTAGACAAGCCCTCTGCCCGAAGCAGTTTCGGTCTGTCGCTTGACAGTGGTTCCAGCAGGAGCAGTACCTACTCCAGTAGATTCTCCAGGAAGTCGGACAGCAATACCAACAACATCGTTGGCACTTGCCCACAACTTACGGCGCACAGTACCCACACGGGTGTTTGCGGCTTCGATAATTTCTCCGTTACCTGCGTAGATAGCAATGTGGCTGCCATCTTTCCAGGCCACGATGTCTCCAGGTCGCAGGTTCTTTACCGAGGTGCGAACACCAGGAATGTTTTTTCCCTGCCAAGTAGCGTCGTGTTGGGAAACTTTGAAACCAAGTTTGTTGTACACAGACATGACTAGGCCAGAGCAGTCGATACCTTGCTTGGTAGTCCCACCAAGAACATACTTACTGCCAATGTAGGAAGAAGCATTTGCTAGAAGAGAGTTACGGCTATCGGATAGCGTACCGTCTGCTTTCCACGCCCTACCTGCAGCATTGATATCCCCGTAATTTACGTTACCCAAGCCACCATTTGTGTTGAGTTGGTTTGCTTGAGCTGCGTTGTCCGCTTGGAATGAGGCAAGGCGAGCATTGAACTCTGAGTTGATTCGGTCAACGTCAGACTTTACGGTGTCAAGTCCGCGACGAGCCCAGTAAGAACCAGCACCGCCAGCACTAGCACCAGTGTCCTGTAGTCCGACAGAACGGCTACCAGGAAGAAGCGATGTGGGCGCAAAGGAAGTAGAACTGCCCCCAGTGACAGGGGGAGTTTGATATCTAGCAGTCTGTCCTGCGACAAACTGGTTAGCCTCATCTTGAAGATTAGTAACCACTTCTTGTACTCACAGCCTCTCGGTTTCGCTTTTCAATCTCAGCGTAGTTGACGTAGTTAGGTTTACTGTACTCTGAAATTCCTAAACCAGTAAGGTAGTTGGCAAAAGAAAGCCCAGAAGATATCCCTGTTCGGTTGCCCGCAGACACTTGGTACATCGGGTCTAAGCCCATTCCCTGCAAGGCAGAAGCAATGGAACCTGTCGGGCTATACCCAGAAATAGTTGCTGCGTAGTTGATTCCAGGAATACTAGAGTCAATGTAATCTGAGAAGTCACGAATCTTTGCCCCAGTACCTAGCGAAGTTCCCGTCAAAAGTTCCAAAGGCATACGAATAATGGGGCTTGACATTCCCAACGCACCTCGGAACGGGTCAGCACCAAATGTGTTGGGAATATCCCATGAGATAAAGCCAGGGCTGACACTGTAATACTTACCGCCAATTTTGAATTGAGGTCCTTGTATTTTTTCAGTGAGAAAACTGGGAAACATCTGGTCTTCGGGGAATGGGTCCGACAAAGAATCGGGGTTTACCCCCATAGCGACAGCTAGGTTATAGCTTGCTTTATTTATAGCAAGTACTCGCCCAGGATTCATGGCAGCAGCTTCTAGTAATGCGGGTATTGCCCCACGAGTCCATTGGTAAAACGGGATAGTACGAGTCATGTACTTTCGCTCAAAATTACTCAAGGTACTAGAGTCAGGGTGAAACTTCTGTACCCGCTTAGCCGCGTATTTGTACAGACCGTCTATGTCAGGAACTTTTTTACCCTTGACTATTTTGTAAAAACGAAGTGACTTGGCGTTTTGCTCTTTGTGGATAATCTGAAGGAAGTGAGACAAGCGCCCAATGTTATCGACAAATTCCGATGCTTGAGTAGCAATATCACCAACGACAGTATCTCGTAAGGATGCTTTTTGAATAAACTTTCCGTAGCCAGCTAAAGCTCCTTCTTCATCTTCCCAAATACCTTCAGCTACTTTGCCAATTCGTCGCATACCAAGTTGGTGGTAAACATCTACAGAAGTCTCACGAGTTATGTCGCCATACTTGCCCCTAGAGAATACTTCACCAGCACGAGGAAGTACGGGCTGACCCGCCTTGTTTAGGTAACGAACCATATCTACGTCAGTAATGTTTCCAAAAAGGTGTAGCGCCTTAGCCGCGTCAATAGTTGCTTTAGCCATGTATCTAGGACCTTCAGCAATACCTTGAGCGCTAAAGTTTCCTGCTGCATTTCGAGGGTGGTGCCCAGGGCGCAACTGAGTTATGCTGTATTTCCAAAACTGAAGAGTCTGGTCGTACACTTCCATGACCTTTGCCATGTCCCCAGTAATTTTGTTAGAGAACAATCCAAGCTCATCCATGCGGTACAGTACGTCAGCTACTTCTTTGTCGTAATACAGAGTGTTATCAATTAGCTTGTCGTAACGACCAAGTTTTTCTAAGTCAAGTTTGATAAATCCTTCGGCTGCCAATTTAGACGTAAGACCCGCAGCATCAACTGTTTTTTGAAAACTTCCAATAACGCCAACATCTGTAGCTAATCTAAGCATTGCTGCGTCAATTTTGGTAAGAAAGTCTGCGACATCATCAACAGGCCAATCTCGCCATTGCCTCATAGCAGTAGTTAGGAGGTCTTCTTTTTTCCCAATTTTTGCCATTTGTCGTTGCTCGTCAACAGCTTTTTGAATATCAAAGAAATCCATTCCCGAGCCAACAAATTCCTTGGCCTCTTTAGTCTTGAACCCACCGTTAGGTGTAAGTACGTTGAAGTCTTTGAGGGTTTTGTTTACCATCTCAAGTCCTGTGGGGCTGTTACGCATAAGAGGAGTATTCAACATTGCAGTATCTGATTTATTAGTGGTATCAAATAAAGTGTTTACTACCTTAGACAGCTCCTTGAAAGCTGCTGCAATTTCAGGGTTGGCGCTCCTTGCATCTTCTTTTTGAAGAATCATAAAAGCTTGCTGAAGGGCGCTGGTCCCCTTGCCGTCTAACGGTTTTCCGTAAGTAGCTGCAAGTTTTTTGTATTGTTGAGTGCGCTGACCTAAAAGAACTTTTGCCACGTTATCTACGCCTCGAAGAATCTCCCACGCATCAATCTTTTCATTTATCATGCCGTGGCTACCGACAAAAGCTTTGTGCAAAGAGGGGAACATAGTAGCAATAGTGCCTCGGATACCCGCCCCGATGTTAGACACCATTCTTTGATAACTACTTTGATTGAGTTCCTCAAATACCTCATTTGCCGCTTGCGGAGGTAATTCGCCGTTACGGGCCGCCTCAACTACCTCATCAAAATTCTTATCGGCAAACTCTTGCCCAATTTCGTAAGACTCTTGGTTGAGTTTTGACTGAGCTTTTCTAGCCGCAGCCTTCTCAGCAGGAGTCTTAGCTACAACAGAAGCCTTAGCTACATCCCTACGCTTGACCTGATTCTTAGCCAGTTTTTGAGGAATGTCGCCAACAGCGCTTTCGACAATTACGTCTGCTACTGCGTGGGCAGTAGCCGATGCTCCAACCTTGACTGAGTTTTCAATAACAGCGTTTTTCAGGTTTGCAACTTCGAGGATTCCATCTGCTACCTGTACTTCGCTTCTGAATTTCTTGACGACGTTATTGATTGTCCTAGTGGCTACAGCAAAAGCATCCGCCTTTGCTGTGGTGACAATGTTATCAAGGTTACTCTTAGCCAGTAATTCTAAGTCGTCCACATGGGACATAATGGCATCAGTCAGAATGTCTGCAAGGTCGTCTGCCTTGTAGACAATGTACTTAGAAGTGCTACCACTTTTTTGCTGAAGCAACGCTCCCTCGACAGAAGTCTTGTCACCTCTAGGAACATTTCCATAAACACCAGTAGCTTGACCCTCCGACAGAAAGTTAGGGACTTTTGTAGTGCCGCCGTATCCAGGGTTTTCGGCTTCGATTGCGGCTCTACGCTTTGCTGCTTCGGCACTTTCAAGCTTTGCTTTATTTCTATGGGTAGTTCCTGTAAGCATTTTGCGAACAGCCGCACGGTCTCCGCCAGCAAGTGCTACAGCAGTAGCGTCAAGGAATTTGGTAATTGCGGAACCAGTACCTTTGACTCCTTTACCAGGTTTTGAGGCATTGAAGAAGGCTGCAGTAAGGGCGTGGTAATTCTTAGAGCCAATTTTTTCGTATAAAGTTTCAAAGATATCGGTAATGCTGAGCATAAAGCGCTCACCACCGAGAGGGTTATCGATATGTAGGTTGAAGCCGTGGTGTCGGAAGAAATCTTCCGCTAGTTCCATAGCTCCCTTACCAATTTGGTAACGATTTGTGTTGAGCGTAAGTCCTTGAAGTTTGCCATCACCAAATAGTTTTGCAAACACTCGTTCGTTGACTGCTTTGTACAAGTCGTATTGAAAGAAAGTGTTAGCACGGCTTAGGTCTCGCGCTACACCGATACCAAAATCGTCACTTGTCTGTAGAACACCATTACCTGAAAGAAATTTGTACAGTTCTCCCAGTTTTTTCATGTCAAGGTCTTTTCCAAAAACCTCAATGATTGCCTGTTTGACAATGTTCACAACTTCTTTGACATCAATCTTGGCACTTTTCAGCCCATAATTTATTGCCAAGGCCTCTGTTGGCTCTAAGAAATCGTTTAGTGCTTCCTCGACAGTAGTGGCTGCTGTGTTGGGGCTAACTTGGGCTCGAACGCCAGCGGCATCTTGCAAACGACGGAATGATTCGTAGTCAACCCCAACACGTTCAATAAATTTGACTAGCCGCGCCCGCTGGTCATCAAGAGTTTTGCTGCCCGTAGCAATAGCGTCATCAATAAGGCCATCCTTGTCTAGGATGCCAAGGAAGTTATCAAGAGCGCTATCAAACGCATCGGGATTCAGGTTACGCAGACTGTTAGTGAGGTCTTTGCCAAACAATGCTTCTGCTGTAGCACGGGCAAAAGCATAAGAAAGCTGTAAGTTGCCCAAGGCTGTGGTAACTTTTGTTTCCCTGTTTACAGAAATTATGTCACCAAGAATTGTTACTGCTTTGTCGTCACCCATTACTTTGGAGTTGAAAGCATCCGTGTATTTCTTGTAGAGGTCTTGGAGGTCTTCAAGAATAACTTTGTACTCGGCGCTATCAGTAGCACTTGCACTAGCTAGGCTACGAGTTTTCTCGGCAATGGCGGCATCTGCACTAGCTATGGTTGATTGAAGAGAAAGAATCTTTGGGTCGTTCTCGTCAATGCCAGGAAGGTAGTCCATCTCGTCCAGTTGCTGAGCAAGTTCATCACGCATAGACTTCATTTCTTGAAGGCTTGCTTTTGCCTCGGCGCTTACTGCCTTGCCTGGCTTTTTCTTGAGGGCTTCTTCAGCACGAAGGGCAAGTGCTTTGACATCAATAGGAGCCCCGACAACAGTGGTACCCTCTCCCTTTATTTTGGATACTTCCATACGGAAAGTTGTTTCGACAGGCCCGTCTTGTTTCTTTGCCCAGTCAAAAATGGTCTTAGAGAAATCTTCAAACGAGCGCGGAACCTCATCAATGATGTATCCCTGCTCGTTGTAATTCTTAGGAACTTTCAAATCTTTGATTTGCTCGCTCAGTGCTTTCTTACCGCCAACAGTACGAACAGCATTGATGACAGCTCGCAACGGAGCACCTGCAAATTTGTCAGAAAACTTTTCAACTTGAACGGCTTGAGCCGCTTTTTCATCTGCAAGTTTTTGCTGACGAACTGTTAGGCGCTTAGGGGCAGGTGTCGGCTCAGGAGTTGCGGCAGGTGTGCCCTTAGCCGCAGACTCTTCAATAACATCATTGACCAAAACTTCAGCGTTAGCTGCTTGAGTAGTGTCTGCCAAATCGGTGGGGTCACTAATATCGTCAGCTTTACGCATACGCTTAGAAATTTTTTGGGCTGCACGACTTGTAGCTTTAGCTGCGTTAGTAAGCAATGGGGAGGATTCAACCAATGCTTTAGTTGCATTAGATGTAGCCTTACCCGCAGCAGATTCGGCAACCTTCTTACCTAGTTTTGTGTAAAGCCCAAGTCCAAGATAAGTAGTGAAGTCAAGACCAACATCTCCAGCAAAACCAAGTACACCCTTGGTTACAGGGTCTACGTTGTCCTGTACATCTTTGTAGTTAGGGTTGGTGTTTTTGCCAACAACGTCGGTACCCTTTTCAATGAGCTCGCCTGTGTAGATTTTGTCGGCAGCGTTTGTAGAGAAAAATCCACGAAGCGGAGCAGAAGCCACATGACCTGCTCGTTCCAAAAGATTCATGCTGCTTTGTGGGTCAGCGGCATCAATTACTGAGCTGGCTGTTTCGGTTACTGCAAATAGGGGACGTGAGGCAATGTCAATAAGCCACGACAAAAAGTCTTGGCTTGATGCGTCTTGGTCTTTGTTAGGACTGTAGACACTGGCATCTTTAGAGCGCAAATCAACTGGCTTCAGACCAGACCCAAGCTTCTTATTTTGAGCTAGGAAATCAAGTACAGCCTGATTGGGAGCAGGTTGCTGAGAGGCCATATATCAATACTACATTGAAACTGCTACATAAGTCCTAGTTGCGTAGCGGCATCGTTAGCGCGTTGGGCTGCTTCTTCAGGACTTGCGTTATTACTTCTTTCAATTTTGTATTGTTCTTGCCAAAAACGCTGCGCGTCTTGCGTCAAACCGCGAGTATATTCCTGCATAGCAATCGTCTCAGAAACCGACATCTGTTGGGGTTCAAAGCTCTGGTCATAACCACGCAAGCCCTGAGCATAGTTCATACGCTGCATAGGAAGTTGCTGATTCTGCTGTTGCTGAGCCATGTCAAGTTGTGCAAGTTGATTGAGCAAATCACTTTGCAACTGGCTACGGAAATCAACGCCCTCAAGACCTGTAATGTCACGGGTCTGTTGGTTGAAAGCAGATTCGCCTTGACCAAGTTCGGTGTTGAGGTTGCCCGAAATCTGTCCCAACTGGCGAGAAATAGCCTGATTACGACCAGATTCGGCTGCTACACGCTGAGCAGGTTCTTGAGCAAGAGTTTCACCGAGTCCAAGCGCCGCCATTTCATCGGCAAGCGAGCTAATGGCGTTGTCGTATCCCTGTTGAATATCTGATGCTGCTTGAGTGGCTGAAGTGGCAATAGATTCTCCAGCTGCGGTGCGCGAGCCTTCACGGGTGGCTGCTTCTTCAGCCTGAATGTCGCGCATTGCGCGATACATAGCCTTGACACGGGCATCAGTATCCGACACAGAGGTCTTGGCGCGGGCTTGGAGGCCTGAAAAATCAATTCCAGGAAGTTGCTGCGTAGCCAAGTTCATGTAATATGCAGCGTCTTTGACGACAGGGGGTTCTGGAGTAAACGCTGTCGTCCTAGTCGGAATCCTGCCCCGCACAGATGCACGACTACGGGCAGCATCGGAGAAAGTAGTTGGTTCGCCAATAGGAGCACCAGTTGTTCCAGGAAAACCCTGAAAACGACTTGTAATTTTAGGCATAAGCGGTCTTGGCGCTCCAGAGCCTCCCATACCTTCAAAAGGGTTTTGTAATGGCGTTACTGCCCAAGGAGCGACAGGGCGAATAAGGTCACGCAAGCCCTTAGCAGGAGCATTGATAAAATCCATAAATGTAGCCATGATGTCTCCTAGAACATTCCTGCTCGTAAGGCATCTTGCCTACGACGTAATGCGGCCTCACGAGCCGCCGCGAGAGTATCTGCCTGGTCCGCCTCAAAAGACTGCAAATCAGAAGTCTGCCCAGTCTCAAACTGCTGCTGACCAGTCCTCAAGTTAGACGCTTGCTCCTCAAACTGCTTACCAACACCAGCACGAGCAGCACCATAGCCAGATGAGCGCAACATGCCACGTCCAGCAAAGTTCTGTCGAGCAGCGTTTGTTGCCTGAGCATAGCCACGTTGCTTATCAAAAACATCAAACGAGTTTGCGTCTGGGTTGTAGCCAAGCGTGTTGTAAGCGTTCGACAGGTCAAGTTGTCGGGCTCCTGCTTGTGCAGTTTGGCCTGAACGATACTGGGCTAAGGCACGTTGGATAGCCGCTTGCTGACGCTGAAAATCAGTGTCGGCAGCGAGAATCGTTGCGTCGTCTTCCTTAGCCTTAGCCATGATTACTTATTCAGGAATCGCTTTTGGATTGCTTGCTTGCGGGCCATGTTTTTGTCCATGCCGCCAGGCTTACGCATATCGTTGCCCATGCCACCAGGCTTTTGCGTATCGCTACCAGGCATTTGAAACTTTGGCATTGGGCCACCAGTAGTGGGCTTGAACGGCTTGTTCTGACCAGGCTTTACGGGGCGACCAAACATAGGGTCGTTACTCATTTTGGACATTACTTTCCCATCCTTCGTTGTAGGGCTTCACGGCGAGCTTTCGCTTTTGCATCACGCTCAGCGTAGCCGTACTTATTGGCAATCTTACCAGTAGTAGGCATCGAACGGCCTGAACCATAGTGCTTGCTACCAGCGGCGTACTTGTTGAATCCTCCACCACCCACAGCGGGTTTTTGGAAACTATTGCGAATCGGATTCATATTTATATTCTAAACTATCTATTAGCTTAGTTGATAGCTTTCGATACGGTTTCTTTAGCATCGACATAGGTAATTAGCGAGTAGATACGCATAGGAGCTGTGGACAATGTTCCGTCCATTGAAACCGAAATCTTGAAGTTGATTTGGCGGAATCGCAGACTCTTGAGGAACTTGATGAGTCGACGACCAGGAGTAGTACCTGCTGTCGTGCGGACAGTTTCGACAGATGCTTGAGGTGTCTGCGGCTGGCTCCAAGTAAAGTTGCGTATGTTGCCCCAAGTGGTTGCTCGTACTACACTCCAGTTGATTTGAGAACTAAAGGAGATAGGGAAAGCCGTTGCAGTCAGTGTTCCTCGGAATAGGCCATCGACACCCCACCAGAACAAGCGCTTGAATTTGGCTGTGGCGCTGTAGTCAAGGTCTTTAGTCTGCATAGTGCAGACCATTGCTTCGCCGCTGGCGCTAATAACATCGGAAATAGTAAGTGTTTTAGCTAGGCGGGTGGCTCCAGTAACTGCTGTAGAACTGTGGACGTAAGCAAAGGTGTCAATGTCCTCACTCTCACGCTTCATAATCTTGCCAATAGACCCGTATACGGTGCTGTTCCACGATGTCCAAGTACGGGTAATTAGGTTGTACACAAACATTGTGTCGTAGTAAGAGAAGATAATGCGTCGATTGAACTCTGACACGACAAAAGGCATGTAGATTCCTGCTTGACTGCCAGCCTCAAACGGTACTTTGAGGTTCAACTGGGCGGCGCGTCCGTTAGTGAACTCGTAGGCACGGTCATCGTACATAAAGTAGATGTAGCTTTCAAAGACCACAACGGCTTCTTTAGATGAAAGGCCAATGCTACCAACGACCTGGGACACGGTACCTGTAGCGGGGTCATCGCTGTAGGTATAGCTCCAAATGCTTCGGCTACGGAACACCATAATTGTGTTGTAGTACACAAGAACTTGCACAATTTCTTGACCGTCACCAAAACCGATGTCAACAAAGTCTGGGGTGGCAACCCAAAAACCTGCTGGGTCTCCAAGGATATTTGAGTACCTAATTTTGGTAGGCTCGCTGGCAAATCCCGATACCCACAGTCGGTCTTTGTAGTTGACAAGAATGTTGCCCTTGGGCATATTGGTTTCGGCAGTAAAGGTTCCGTAGGTTCCGCCAGAAATCCAGTAACCGCTAGAGCCAGCACCGCCCTCGGGAGCAAGTAGGTAGGCACGTCCGTTGTATTGAGTAAACGCTGTGGCTGCAAAAGCAGTATGCCCTGCCGCAGGGTCAAAAACACTTACCCAAGCCGACCCAGTAAAGAAATAAGTGTTATTGAGGCCATTAGTGGCTAATAGGAACGGTGAGCCAGCAGTGTCGTAGTAGTAGCCAAGTAGAACAATGTTGCCTGTAGCGCCAAGAGTCAGCGTAACTGTAGTATCTACAAACGGTGGACGCGATTTGATGGAACCATCAAGGTCAAGTTCTACGTTTTGGGCTACGACAAGTTCGTTTGATGAAACAGATGCAGGGTCGCTGAAGGTATTGAGCCCACCAGTAAAGGGGCCAATAGGAATCTGCTGACCACTCAAATCAATACCACCTGTTGTCGTAAACGGTGATGGTTTCGTAGGTCATGTTCTGAGCTTGACGTTCCTCGTCAGTAAGCCCCAGCATTGAGCTTTCAAACTCTTGACGCTTGTAGTTCATCATGGATTCGTTCTCATCCATTTCGTATGCGCGACGAAGAACAAAGTTGACAACATCTGAGAAGAACTCGTCAGGAAGCGCCAAGGTGTTTCCAAGTGTCGTGAGCAAGTCAGGCATTGCTGTGTAGCGAATAAGAATTTCGCCATCAAGGTTTGGCTTGGGCCAGAAAGTAATTTCGCCAGCCCACTCGTACCAAAAAGCGGGGAATCCGTCTTCCTCGGCTAGTGGGTCGCTAGTTGAAATGGTTTCTTCAGCCTGTGCGGTTGACATGTTACCAACGCGGCGACCATCAACAAGGAGGCTTTCAATCTGGTCAATTTTTGGGCTGATGGCGGTAAGAGAGTAAGTGTTAGTACCGTTTACCAAGGGCTTAGTAGCTTTTGCTTTGAGCACCTTAGTGCTATCAGCAATGGCTTGCTGTGCCTCGTTAGTCCAACCAATGATGTCGTTGTCTACAAGTTGGACACCAGACTCGTCACCAAATAGACGCTTGACTGTGTTTGCCACGTCAGCGACTGTTTTTGTGGGATTGCTATAGCTCATCGTTCAAATGTCTTTCCGCCGTGTTTGTAGGTGTGAAGTTTGTTGTTGCCGCCTGAAAGCATGAACTCGGCAAATTCAGCCATGTCTTCAAGTTCGTCCTCACGGTTTTTCATCTCCATAAGCTTTTTGGCATCTTCCTCAGCCTGAATACGTTTGAATACGTTGTCGGCTCCGTGGCGAACGGTATCTCCCATAAACAGCCACGACAGAATCTTCTCTGGGGCGTCCATTTCTTTAGGTGTGAGGTAGCGGACGATGTACGGCGGAACCCCATCGGGGCTGTCGAGAATAGCAAAAGGCTTGGAGTGCTCTTCGGGAGATGTGCGGTCTACTTCGGGGATAAACACCAATGAGTAGGTTGGCTTGAAATCGGCAAGAACCTCTGCAAAACGTCGGTGATTCTCATTGATGAATTGCCCGTGGTTGGAGTTCCATACCTGCGGGTCATTGGTGAGGGCCGTAGTCATAGAAATATCGCTCATAGTAAGAGTTTACCCTTTCAGACATGAGAATGGGGTCAGCCGTTACCGACTGACCCCACCCTCTAAGGCTTACGCCTCGGTGATGTCCTGGATGACACCGTTCGAGTTACGACGGTCACAGCCAAGCTCGTGGTACTCAACGAGTCGGCAGTAGTAAGCGTCGTAGTCTCCGTTAGCATCACGAACCTGCTTCCACATCGAACCGTCACGGTCAAGCCAGTGCCAGTCCTCATCGCGGTAGTAGGTCATGGTGTCTTCGTTGATGAAGTACTGCGTTCCCAAAGGAGCGTCGACATCCGCGATAACAGGGATTTCTCCACGGTCAGTCGTGAACGCGAGTCCTGAGAACCCACCAGTGAAGTCCTGCGTGTTTACCGTCTGGCGGTACTGCGACAGGAGGTTGAAGTAGGCGCGGCGAACACCGAGCGACTGAAGGATGAGAGTAGTTGAGCCACCGCGTGTGCGGATACGGTCAACCATCTTTATCATCAGCGACTCGGAGAGAGCGCGTCCAGTTCCGCTGTTCGAGTCAACTTCGGAAGTCCACTCAGGTTCCGTCGAGGGGTCGACGTTGTAGAGCGTTCCCGTGTTTGAAACGATTGCGGCGAGACCCGTGAGTTCACGGTTTCCACCAGCAGCGGGGCCAGAGCCCGTGCGAACGAGAATCTGAGCTGCGGTGACGTTGAACGCTGCACCCGAGAGGGTAACAGTGTTTGCGCCAGAGGCAAGCGAGACTGCCGTAACGGTACGAGCCGAGATTGCAACTGTCGAGGGCAACGTAATAACGTCGACGACAGCACCAATCTGGAACAAACGAGCATCGGTGACGGGAACGATGTTTACGGTAGTCGAGGTGGTCTTGACCACGCCGATAGCTCCGTTGCCCGAACCATAAACCTGACGGTTCATGTCCTTCTTGACATCGTTCTTGAGGCCCTCAACTTCGTTGTCCAGTGCGCGGGCGAAAGCCTTTGCATCGGTTGACGAGAGCGAGATTGCCTGTCCAGTGAGCTGGACTCCACCGTAGCCATACTTCAGCCCAACACGAGCTGCTGCGTGACCCTGCTGACCAGGAGTCGGGAGAGCCTCAGATTCGAGGCGCGAACCGATACCTGCGTTGCGCTTGGTGTGGATGGGGAAAGTAACATACTTTCCGCCAGTTTCGTTGGTGACACCTGAGCCACTTCGCGTGATGCGCTTGAGTGCGACAATTTCGTCGTTCAACTGCTCACGGATGCGTCCCTGGTACACCTCCTTCATGTACGACTCAATGGTCGAGAGGTTGGTTGACACTAGGCCACCTTCTTTCTTGGTTTAGTGGTGATTAGACACCCTG